CGGCGGCCTTCTTGTACGCGTCGCGGTCGGCGCGAACCTCGTCGTGGATACGGCCCGGCACCAGCCAGCCTCGCATCACCGACAGGACGAACAGCCCGACCAGGCCCCACGGCCCGCCCTGCAGAGCGATCACGGCCAGGTCCATGACCCCTCCCCAGGGCGGTCAAGCGTGGGTCAGGAGGTGAGGCGTTCGGCGTGCTCGTCGGCGACCGCGTCGGCGATGTCGGAGCTCGAAGCCGCGATCGCTTCGAGGTTGGCCGCCACCGCCTGCTCGTAGGTCAGCCCACCACCGGGTGGTACGACCGTCGCCCAGTCCGGGCCGGCGATCGCGTCGAGCGCTGCCATGTCCGCCACCGTTGCGACGGGAACGTCACCCCACGTCTCCTTGAAATCGGCCCACATCGCGCCGGTCAGCGCCTTGCGCTTGAAGCCGTCGGACATGTAGAGCGTGCTGCTGTCGGCGGTCTTGAACAGGCCAGGCATGTCGTACTCCCACAGTGGTTTCGGTGGTCTCGGCAGGGCCGAGGTCACGTACTTGGACCGGTAGGCCCGATAGCCGGCCGGCGGGTTCTTGTAGACGTTGCGTGCCGGCCCCGGGACACCCGTCGGGCCGGACTGCTCCACCACTTCCCAGCGAGTGTCGCCACGGGTACGTGGGGTGCCGGTGATGACCGCCACATGCCCCGCGGAGCCGGAAGTCCCGGGCCCAAGCTTGCCCCACACGTCACCGGGCATTGCCTGGTCGAAGCTGATCGGGTTCAGCACCTGCGGCAGGTTCACCGTCGACCACGCCAGCGGGTTTTCCAGACCCAAGACGGTGGCGACGTACGACGAGCAGTCGTTGCGCGGGACCGTGCCACCCATGGAGTAGGGCCGGGTGCGCAGCCCACCCCACACTTGCGTGGTGCGGACCGCGATCTCAGCCAGCGACGTGACAGCCATGCACCCTCCTAGATGTTCGTGCCGGTGCTGCCCGGGTCGATGCCGATGTCCTCGATCACAAGGTCGACCGGGAACGTCGCCGAGCCGCTCATCTGGGCGTTGCCGGTGCCGGTGAGCCGTGCGACGGTGAGCAGGAGGCTCAACGCCAGATCCGAGGCGGGCGCATAGATGACCGAGATGACGCCGGTGAAACCGGTGGTGGCGTTGACCTGCTGGTCCCGAAACGACGTCATGACAGTGCTCGACGTCGTTGGCGTCGACCCGTCGGCGGTGAAGCGCAGGTTCGCCGCCAGGCCGTCATTGTTGACGCTGCTGGCGAGCTGAATTGTTGACGTGTAGATGTGATAGAGGCGCCCGCCGATGACCGGGACATCGTCCAGGCGGACCACGCCGACCTCGGTCGTGGTCGTCGTCGAGGTAGTGGTGCGGCGATGCCGGGCGATGATGCCAGCGCCCGCCACCTCCTCCAAGGCGTCGCGCTCCTGCGTCAGTTTCGACGCGCGCAGCGGCTCTACCGCGTAGGTGGGGATGGTGTCGTTGGTGAGCGGCATCGGCTCCCCTCCTACAGGCTCGGCACGATCGGGTCGAGAAGCTCGATTGCGCTCCCGACGGCGTGGGACTTCTCGACGTTGTTCACGCTGCGGGTCACGGTGAAGGTCTGGTATCCGCCCTGCAGAGCGATCACGAGCGAGTCCGAGACGGCGGTCGATCCGCCGGTGACTGTGATGGATGAACCGCCGACCACGGTTGGTGTCGTGTCGATCCGTCGCGCGCCGTACAGGCTCTGGTCGTTGCCGGATGTGGACGTCGTTTCGGTGATCTCAAGCGGCCCGGAGATCGCCGCCGAGGTCCAGTCGTCCGACTTGCGGCCGAAGAAGAGGATCACCCTGCCGGCGTAGCCACCAGCCGCGAGACGTCCATACGCGATGTCTTGCGCCGAGGAGTTCGTCTGGCCGATGTAGTCGAGGATCCAGTCCGACGGCGAGCCGGTGATCGGCATACCCCGCAGCCCGAACACCTGCGCCTGGACTGTGTCGCCCGCCGCCCCGCCGGACGGGGTGACCGTCGGCGCCGGAGCAGAGGCGGTGCGGAAGGCGGCCCATACGTACAGGCCGCCCTGATGGCCGAGGAGGTCGTAGGTGTAGTTCGGGTCGGTGATCGCCAGCGTCGGCGACGTCGTGTCGCGGCTCCCCGCCTCGACCACGATCCAGTCACCGACCGCGCCGCCGGCGTAGTCGCCGGGTGTTACGGCGGCATTGTCGTCGGCATCCGCGGCGCCGACGGCGACGTAGGTTGCGGCGGTCGTCGCGACCGCAGTGATCGCGTTCTCCTCGCCAGCCACCGTGATTCGGCACGGCATGTCGTCGGCGTCGGTCGTCATCCGCGGCCAGCAGTCAGCCACCCAAGACGTGTCGTTGTCGTCGACCGCAGCCCGCAGCGCGAAGACGTCCGGGACCGCCCAGCCGTCAAGGGTGGCGTCATCGGGCGGGTCCTCGGTGAGCTGCTGCACGCGCCACGGCTCGTACGGCTCGACAACCGGCGCGAGATCCCAGCCGCGACGGCGGACTCCCATGGTGTAACCGACGACGACCACCGAGACCGTGTCCGTCGGGTGTTGCGACGGAGTGTTGGACCGGTCGATCCTGTCGCCCAGAGACATCTCGAGCCAGTCGGGCAGCAGGGTTGACGCGTTCGCGCCCAGGTCGATTGGGAACGCCGCGTAGCGCAGGCTGCCGTCTGTGTCCTCGCGGACGCGGAAGCTGGCCTCACCGAGCAGCTGCACGTCGCCCGCTACGTTGACCTCGGCGCTGTCGTTGTAGCGGCCCCGCTTCGCCTGATGCGCTTCGTCTTTGAACGTGCGCGAACTGCCGCCCGGCCGGCTAATCGTCCACTCGTTGCGGATGCGCTGGTCGTTGCGCACCGGCCGCAGCACGCCCGCCGAAGTCCCCTCGCTGGTGCGATACGTCGACAGGTCGATCGTCATGGCCGGGCTCAGGTTGTAGCGCTGCGACGAGGCCCGGTAGCCGAGGCCCCACGTCGACGTCAGTTCGGACAGGATGCCGTGGTCGACGTTCTCCAGGTCCCGGCAGATTTCCAGCACGTCCCCGATCGGCTGCGGACCTACCTCGACGCTTATGATGGCCGTCGACTCGTACGGCAAGCCTTCCTCGGTCATGATCCGCTCGAAGCGTTCATGCGCCTGCTCGCCGGCGTATCCAGCCGTCGCCGCCGCCGCCATCTGCTCAACATCGGGCGGCGTCTCGTCAACCCAGATGCCGAAGTCGGTCCATGCGCCGGTGGAGCCATCCGCGCCGTCGTTGAACATCCGCACATGCTTCAGTCCGGCAAGGCTGGTGCCGACCGCGGTTGCGCTTAACACCTCCACGCCATCCAGATAGGCGTGGTAGTCCACATCGGACCCGTCGACGATCAAGTCCCACCGCAGGTGGTGGGGCCCTCCAAGGACATCGTCGGTGACGAAGTTTGTGACAGTGAATCCCGGGCTGCCGCCGATGATCGATCCGCCGGCGGACGTGCTGTACTCGACCTGCAGCGGCCACCTGCTGCCCGTTGCAAACGTAGGAACAGCAGCCAGGGTCATGCCGATGATCTGGGTGTTGGCGCTCTCAACGTGGTTGAACTTATAGACCGCGTCGATCGTTACCCGGCTCGGACTGGCCGGCAGTGGGACCTCGCTGGTGATGGCAGAGTCGTCGGTCAACAGGATCCCGGGGCCGAGCCACTCCCCCATGTCCTCGGTCCCGGGAGCGACCGCGTCACCCCAGTTCAGCGACTGGAACGCTTCGCCTACGCCGTGGGTTAGCAGGCCAGCTTCCGCCAGCGGACCGTCGTTCAATGCCCAGAACGAGTACGGATCCGCAGCCAGGATTGAGCGCTCAAGTGCTGGCCTGGCCACCGAGCCCTGACCAAGGCGCCGCATGATCCCGCCGAGCGTCACCTTCACCACCGACGTGGACCCGCCACCGGAAGTCGGAATGATCTCTGGCGCGATGTCGACGGCATACCCGCAGAACTGCGGATACGGCGGCGACGCTCCGACGTTGTCCACCGACAGCCGCATCGGCACACCCAGATCCCAGTCCGGGTAGTACGTCGAGGTGGCTAACAGCGGCGTCAGCGCGCCGTCGTCGTTGTCCAGCCAGAAAGTGCACTGTCCCGCCGCGGCGGTCTTCGTGCCCGACCGGCGGCCCGTTGTCAGGCCAATCGGGCTGCCCAGCAGCCGCGAGGACAGGTCGGTTGCGGCCGGCCACGTACCCGGGTCGTCGTTGGGGTTGGCACCGAGGAACGCCTCAACGATGACCTCGAGATCGGTGTCGGGGAAGGCCATCAGCTTGTCCCCAAGGCCAGGTCGACGTCTCCACCGAACTGCTCGCGGATCGCGTCTCGGACGCGGTTGATGACCATCTGCACGATCGGGTCGTCGGTGTCGACCGCCACCCGTTGCGGCGCTGCGGCGACCCCCGCGCTTGTCGCGGCAGCGGGTGCCAGTGCCGCCGTAGTGGCCAGCGCCGCGTCGCGTGCCGACTGCTCCACTCCGGCGATGTAGCCGGCGATCGTGTCCTCGCCAACCTCCATGTACACCTTGGACGGCGAGGCGATGCCCAGTCCGTGCTTCACGCCATCCAAGGCGCTGTTCAGGCCGGACATCAACGCCGACCCGACGCCGGAGATGGCACTCTTGATGCCGGCCACGATGCCGCCGACGATGTCCTTGCCGATCTGGAACAGCTTCGGCCCGAGCTCCAGCGCGAAGGACACCAGCCGACCGCCGAGGGACCGCAGTTCGTCGACCGCCCGGCCCGGCAGCCCGCGAAGGAACAGCAGCAGCTCGGCGACCTTTGTCGCGACCGTGGTCTTCGTCGCGTCCACCGCGGTACCGAACAGTGTGGACAGTCGCTCCGGGAACGCCTTGAGGTCGTCGATGACGCGGCCGGGCACATCGCGGATGATGCCGAGCAGCCGGCCGATCCCGACGCCGACAGCGAACGCGAGATCGTTGAGTGCTTCGCGCCCAAGCTCGGCGAGTTTCGCGGGCAAGCCGGACAGGAAGTCGCCGATCTTGCCGGGTAGCTCCTGGAACCAGTTCCCGAGCTCGGCGAGTTTCCCGCCGACCATGTCGCCGATGGCCGCGAGGTTGGCGCCCATCTCCTCCGTGGAGTCGGAGAACGCCACGATCGGGCGGGCCCACTTCACCAGCTCGCCGACTGCCGCAGCCAGACCTTCGACCAGCGGCACGAGGGCTTCGTTGGCGAGGAACGCCACACCGAGCGCGATCAGTTCGATCAGCGGCGCCTGGGCCTGGAACAGCAACACGATCAGCTCGGACAGCGGCGGCAGCAGCGGCACGAGAGCGAGCAGGATGTCGCCGATCGGGCCGACCAGTTGAGCGAACTGCGGAGCGAGAGCCTCGATCACCGGCGCCAGCGCCAGAGCGAGTTCTGCCACCACCTCGCCGAGCACGGGCAGCAATGGCGCCAGCGCTTCCGCGACGGTGCCGAACGCCCGCCCCAATGCCTGGATGGCCGGCGACAGGATCGGGATGGTCTGCGCGATCGCGTCCAGGAAGGGCTGGATCACCGGGCCGACGGCCTGCACGATCTGCCCGACGAGCGGCAGCAGCGAGGACAGCAACCCGCCGAGCGCTGGGGCGAGGGCGTCGATCGCCCCACCGAGCAGCGGGGTCAGTGCTGTCAGCGCTTCCTTGATCTCCGGGATCACCGGCTGGAACGCGTTGGTCAGCGAGATCGCCAACGTGTCCTTGAAGGTGGAGAAGACGCCCAGCAGGGTCTGGGACTGCTTCTCCATCGCGCCGGCGGCGCCGGGGAACTGTGCCATTCCCGCCAGCAGGGCGTTGATGCCTTCGGTGGCGCCGACCTCGCCGCGGGTGATGGCCTCCATCGACTCGCCGACCGACAGGCCCAGCGAGGCAGCGATCGCCGCGTTGGCGTTGAAGCCCGGCAGTGCCTCGGCGAGTTGCAGCAGCTCTTCCTGCGAGACCTTGCCCTTGGAGCTGATCTGCCCCAGCGCCCGGACAACCGAGTCGATGTTCTCCTGCGTGCCACCGAGGACGGAGACGAGATCGCCGATCACCGAAAGGGTGGGGATGACCTCTTCGCGGGTGATGCCGACGGCGTTGCCGAAGGCGAGGATGCGGCGGGACGCGTCGGCGACGCCGGAGAACTCGAAGGGTGTGGTGGCCGCAAACTGCTGCAGCTCGCCGAGGAACTCCTTCGCCACCTCGGCCGAGCCGGTCAAGGCTTCGATGCCGATCTGGGTCTGCTCGAGCGCCGCGGCGGAGCGCAAACCGAAGGTGGTCAGGCCGACCAGTCCGGCGGAGACCGCGGCGATGCCGACGACCAGGCCGGTCTTGAGCAGTGTGCCGATACCGGCGAGGCGGCTGCGGATGCCTTCGCGCAGATTGTCGCCGAACCCGCCGCCGGCCCGGCGGCCCGCGTCGGCCACCGGCCCGTCAACGGCCCGCAGTTCACCCCGCAGTTCCGACCGGAGCCGGGAGGAGAAACCCTTCAGTGAAGGGAGGATCGAGACATACGCCTGCCCCACCTCTTCGGCCACGGGTCACCCCCCAGCTTCATAGGCTCCGGTTCGGTACCCGCGCAGGATCGCGACGACCGCCGCGCGGCTCTGGCCGCCGGTGTCGCCGCGCTGCATCGGCTTTTTCTGCTGTGCCAGCGGAGAGATCGGCTTGGGCCGCTTGCTGGCCTTGCTGCCGTCCTTCGACCGCTGCCAGTTCGCGATCCGCATCGCGTCTACCGCGAGGGCGAGCAGGTGCTGGTCAAGCGTCCAGTCGTCGCCGGCCAGCTTGCGGTGCAGCAGCGTGCCGGGCGTCTTCGCGAGCGCGCCGATCAGCACGCCAAGCCTTCGCCACGCTGCGCTAAGGAGAAGCTGGGCTAGCTGGTCCTGCGGGCCCGCGTGGAGCGCGAGGTCGGCTTCGATGGCTTCGCCGTGCCGACGGAGGAGGCCGACGACGCCCGCGATTTTCCCGGCCGCTGGTGTGCCATCCAGGCGCCGAGCAGGCGCACCACGCCAACGGTCGACAGTGGCCGGGCGGCGCTGAGTTCGCCGAGCATCTCCTGGCCGACGACGAGAGTCAGCGCGTTCAGGATCGCGGTGACGTCTTCGGCCTTACCGTCGAGCTTCTCGATGACCTCGACGATGGTGATCTGGCGGTCGATCGGCAGGCCGATCAACGGCGGCAGGGAGAACTCCTTGCCGCCCCAGGTGAAGCGGAACGGCTCGCCTTCGCCGTCGGCGACGACGGCATCGAGGTCGAATGGTTCAGACATGCGCGGATTCCTCTCGATGCGCGGAGAGCAGTTAGGCCCGCCAGCCCACGTCCGCGCGGCGTGGGCTGGCGGGGGTCATATCGATCAGCTGTAGCCCCACGCCGCGTTGTCCGTGAACACGGTGAACGCGACGCCGTTGGAGTCGGCGTAGGCAGTGATCGTCACGTCGTATCCGATCGCCTCGCCGTTGCTGTTCGTGATCTCGCCGCGCTCGGTGACCTCGGCGTTGGCTAGGTAGTAGCGGTAGTGCTTCGTGCCGTCGACGACGTCGAGCACGAACGCCCGCGGGTCGGGGCCAGCGGCGCCGACCGTCATCTTCCACTGGCCGGCCGAGACCACCTCGACGTCGCCCTTGAAGTAGAGCTCGGCCGTCTCGCCCTTGTTCTCGATCATCCGGAACTGGAAGGTCCAGAAGCTCTCGGTGTAGACGGTGCGGACGACCGCGGCATTCTGCCACGCGATGATGTTCTCGGTCGTGTCGTTGGGCGTGATGACCACGCCGTCCTCGTTGATGTAGCCGAGCCCGATGAATGCGGCGTTCAGCGCACTGGTCGAGGTGGTGGGTGCGGCTGTGCCGACGGGCGCCACGGACACCTCGCCCGTGATCGCGACGTCGACCTGCGACGAGTTGAGTGTCATGGATGCCTCCGTGCGGCGGTAGTGATGGTGGGGAACTGCCGGCCGCGCGGTGCCGGAGGTCTATGCGGGCAGAACGTCGTCAGCCCGAAGGGTGAGGGCGTACGTGCCCCACGTGCGGTAGGTACCTGTCTCGTCGTCGTCGAGTTGGCGGAACAATGCCTCTTCGACCCGGTAGCACTGGATCCCGCCGAGCAGCGTCGTGCGGGCGAGAGCGAACATCTGGGCCCTCACTGTGCCGCCGAGCGTCTCGGCTTCAGCGCTGGTGGCGGACCAGGAGAAGATGTCCAGCCGTGGGTTGTCCCGCACCGGCTGCAGGCCGGTCCCGCCGACGCGGCGGACCTGGATGAGCGCGGCAGGGCGAGGGTTGGGGACCTTCGACACGACGGGGATCGTGTGCAACGTATCGAGGTAGGCGATCGTCAACGCCACGGCAGCAGGTAGAGCCACATCTCACCTCGCAGCGTCGAGTGATCCACCGAGAACGCGGCGTTCCGCCTCGATGGCGAGCGCGGCTGGGTGGCGGGCGATAACCGCGACGCGGGCACGCGGCTCGGAGGTGTCGCTGGCCGACTGCACAACCTCGACCTCGACCCGGCCGCTCTCCGGCGGGTCGCCGTCGTAGGTGGACTGCGCCGCGTTGGCCACCTCGTGGGCGCGGCGCTCCAGCTCCCGGTCAACGTCGCGGGAGCTGCGGAGTCTCTTGATGCCGCGGAAGTTCGGCGTGTAGCGGATCAGGGTGGCCATGCTCAGCCGTCGAAGATGCGCAGTGCGACCTCGAGGTGGTGGAAGCCGACGCCGTCATACATCGGTGCCGGCGGGCCTTCCACCTCGAAGGTGAGCGAGCCGAACACGATCCGGTCACTGACCGCGACGTCGGACTCGTTCGTGAACAGCGTCCAGTTTCGCTCTGACGACTGCCGCCCATCGGCGAGCGGCTCCGACGCCTTGTTCTGCTCCATCCGGCCTGTCAGGTTCGTGCTCGTCGCCGGCGGCACGGTGTAGTTGTACGTCGTGTTGTTGTGGGCGTCCGTGCTCGTAGTCGGCCGGATCCGGGCCACGGTGTGGATGAGCATCGAGGCGGGGATGCTGCCCATCAGAGACGTACCTGAATGGACCCGGCGATCGGGCGGTAGTGGGACAGGTCGGCCTTGTCCGTTTCGGACAGTCGCACGGTGATGCCCGGGCTGCCGCCGTTGGTCTGCTGGGACATCTGGTAGGAGTACTGTCCCGTCCGCTCCGATGACATCCCCTCGACCGCGGACGGGGCGAAGATCACCCGCAGCACCATGCCGCACACGACGCGGATCACATCGTCGGGCACCACATCATCGCCGTGGTCGTAGAGCACCCGGAACGACTCAGGTCCGTTTGGCCACGGCCACCACGGGTCGGCGAAGTACCGGAAGCCGACCGATGCGATGTCGACGCGGTCGAGTCCGTCCCACGTCCACCCGGACAGCGGATCCAGCACCGCGCCGGCGTCGCTGATCCCACGGACCTCGGTGACTGCGGTGACCGGAGTCTGTGGCAACTCAAGGAACGCACCGACGGGCCGCAGGATCACCGCGTCGTCCTCAACCGCGGTGAACGTCTGTTTGGTGTATCCGCGCACCGCGGCGGAGGCGTCGCCGAGCAGCACCGTGGCACGCGTGATCTCGCCAGCCGTCAGGGTCCGCGGGGACCGGTCGGTCACGTCGGTGATGGTGGCGAGGTCAGTCACCGTGGGCCTCCCTTAGTGCCCTCACGACCGCAGCGTCGGCGGGCAGCTGGTCGCGCTGCCACGCCCGGTAGGCGGCCTCGTCCCGGTCCCACTGGTCGCGCCCATTGACCCGCTCGTACTGGGCATCCCGGGGCGCCTTGCCGTTGATGTAGTGGGCGTGCTCGATCACCGTGTCGGGCAGGTAGCGCATGCAGTCTGCGGCCTTGCCCAGGTCGTAGACCGCGGTGTCGGACCACAGGTGCTCCACCGGCGAGGGGCACAGCCGGCCGAGCGCCCGCACGATGTCTGACGTCGTCGCCCACTGCGTGGGCAGTTCCTCCCCGCGCAGAGCGTCGTCGCCATAGACGATGCCGGTCCGCATATCGTGCAGCACCTCGACCCAACGTTGCGCCCAGCCGACAGTGCGCGGCACGTGATCGTCGCCCATGAACCCGAGGGCGAAGTAGTTACCGACCTCCTGCGCCGCGGCGACCTCGAGTTTGTGCATGCACGGCATCCACGAGTCGTGCACCACCAGCCGGGCGCCGGGCGGCATGACGATCGCCTGATAGCCGGGCAGCGCCGGATCGTCGGCGTCGACATCCACCCGTAGGTCGGCGACGCCCCACGCGGCGGTGTCCGTCCACGCCTGCAGCATCCGCTCGATGTTCCAGGTCCGGGTACGGGCCGGCACGATGACGAGCAGGTCTGCCACAGCTACTCCTCCGTCAAGGTGCTGGCCGGGTGCCAAGCGAAGTGGGGTGAGTCGACGGCCAGTGGCTGCCACGGCTGACCGTTGGAGTCGAGTCGACGGATCTGGCTCTTCGGCGCCATCCACGCCGACTGGGACGGAACCCACCAGTAGTGGTAGAGCACACGGTCGATGAACACCTCGGTGCGGAGGAGGCCGCCGTCGCGCAACTGGGTGACCCATGGGACGTCTTCGGCCTGGCCGCGGGAAACGACGTCGAACCTCGCCGTCTGGGCGATGTCGGTACGCATCGGGTTTGCGCAGGTGATGTCACGCCGGTAATAAGGCGCGCCCTCGTTGATCCACCCGCCGTGGCTGAGGCTGTGATGGGACAAGACGAACGGCCGGCCGTTCTCGTACACCTGCAACTTCAGACCCACATAGTCCGGGCCGCGTCGCAGCGCATCGAGGATCGCGGAGACGTAGTCATCGGACACGGTGTCGTCGTCATCCACGAAGGACAGGTAATCCGTTTCGGTGGCGTCGAGCAGTGCCTGCTTGGTGTCGGCGAGGCTGTTCTCACCGTTGTTCCAGTAGGCCAGCACCCGGACCGCGCCGGCCGCCTGCTCGACCTGCGGCATGAGCCCGGCAAGCATCCGCTGCAACAGTTCGCGGCGCTGGCCAAGCGTAGGGACGAGGATCGTCCAGGTCGGGCTCATGGGAGCCACCGGTCCGCGATCTCCTCGACCAGCTGCCGTACTGTCCGGGTCGGCGACCAAGCCGGGTACCGGCGCTGCAGCTTGGTGGTGTCGGTGACCCACCAGCGGTGATCGCCGTGGCGTGGTTCAACGTGCTCAACCTTCGCGGCTAGGCCGGTCACTTCCTCGGCAAGGGCGACGGCCTCGAGCACTGACAGTTCGGTACCGCGTCCGCCGCCCAGGTTGAACACCTCGCCCGCCTCCGGCGGATCCCGCCAAATCTGCTCGATCGCGGACACGACGTCGGCGGCGTGGACCTGGTCGCGGACCTGTTTGCCGTTGCCCTGTATCCGGTACGGCCGGCCGGTGGCTACACAGCGGACGAGGTGCCCGAGGAACCCGTGCGCCTCGACGGCGGCGTGGGCGGAGCCGGTAAGGCAGCCGGGCCGGAGCACGACCGTGCGCAGACCGAGGGTCTGCCCGTACTCCTGCGCCATCAGATCGGCCGCCAGTTTGGACGCGCCGAACACAGACCGGGCCGACCCGTCGACCGACATGGTCTCGTCGATGCCGTCGTAGTAGGCCGTCCGGGTGACCACCTCGTAGCGGGTGCGGTTATCGAGCAGGTGGAGCTCGTTGGGCTGCTGGCCGTAGACCTTGATCGTCGACAGCACGACCACCACGGCGTCGGGTGCGTGTCGGCGGACGGCGTCGAGGACGTTGACGGTGCCGGTGGCGTTCACGTCCCAGTCGACCAGCGGGTCCGGCGAGTCGTGCGCCGGCTGGGCCGCGCAGTGCACCACAAGCGACGTGTCACGGCCGGTCATGGCGAGGATCGACGATAGGCGCCCGTGGTCGCGGACGTCCGCGTCATAGTGCACGTACCGGTCGAGGCCCCGCAGCACGGCGACGCTGCCAGCGACCGACCCGTCCGGGCCGAACAGCTGGCCGCGCATGTCGTTGTCGACACCGACCACATCAAGGCCGAGGCCCGCGAAGTGGCGTACGGTCTCGGCGCCGATCAGCCCGCCGGCGCCGGTGACGATCGCGATGCTCACGCCAAGTCCCTGCATGCCGGGCTGCACCAGCCGCAGTCGCCGCGGCGCTGCTCGACGCACCAGGGTTGTGGCGTCTCGGCGCGCCACCGTGGCAGCCAGTTCCGCGCGTACCACAGCACCGTCTCGGCGATGCCCTCGGCGAGTGGCTTCAGGTCGGCCGGGTCCATGCCGATCGGGCCCAGTGTTTCCGGGTCGCACGTGACATACGCGCCGGGTGTTTCACCCGGCCGCATCGGCAGGTGCACGATCTCCGACCGCCGGCCGGTCAGCTTCTCCGCCTCTGCGATCACGAGCTCGGCAACCTCGACGACTGCAGTGTGGTCGAGCGGGCCGCATTCCATCACCCGCGGTACCACCGTGCCGGCAGCCGCGGACTCGAGCGCGAGCACCAGGGCGAGCGCGCCGTCGCGAACCCACACCATGTCCGAGACCTGCTTGCCGTCGCCGTAGACCTCGACCGGGGCGCCGGTCAGGGCGCGGCACACAAACGCGGGCGTGATCTTGCGCACCTTCGATGTGCCGTACGGTGCGGCGACCGACTGGCGCGGACCGTACGCATTCACCAGGCGGACCTGATTGAGCCGCAGCCCGCGGTCGCGGACGTACATGTGCCCGAGCGTTTCGACGCACGTCTTACTGGCCGAGTAGGGGTTGGAGAAGCCGGCGTTCCCGACCGCGATGTTGACCACCGGCAGGTCGTACTGGACGCCGGCCTCGAAGACGTTCATGCCGGAGATGACGTTCGTCATCACGGCGGGCCGAGGGTTGAACACGGTCTCTTGGGTGCCGAGGACGGAGGCGAGGTGGATGATCCCGTCGACGTGGGCGGCGAGTTCGGTCACCGAGACTT